CGTTCATTATCTACACGTTCCCTACGAAACGGTGCCGTTTCGCGTTGCAACGGGTACGAGCGACTGAACCCAAACAAAAACTTTAAACCAGCAATGTTACAATCCCACGATATAAAATCTGGGGTTGATGCGTCAACTTGTGCGAGTAAAGCAGAACCAAGATCCTCTACGACACCATCAGAAATATCTACTGGCATTACGCTCCCTAGTTTGTAGAGTTCTTACACTGTTTACACGTACACTGGTCACACTTAACGTCAAGCATTCCGAAGGTTCTTAGCCCACACACGTCGCGTCTTCAAACGCCTACCAAGAATCGGCAACGGCCACAACGCACCGTTCTTCTTAGCCGACGGTGCAAAAGTGATATGGATATGTTGCGTGTGCCCATACCCTGACCCGCGAAACCGCCACCACTGGGATTTAACGGTGGCACTAGCCACCTGATCCTCGTACACGATATGGAGAACACGGTCACTACCGGGCAAACCGGAAGCCGCATACTGAACGAGTTGTTCCGCAAGGTTCTTTGCGTTGCGGCCACGCCGCCACTTGCCTCTACCAAAATTCTCATCAAGATCTAAAGCCCAAACCCATCCGGCTTTATCTGCATTGTGCCAACTGAATCTCTCCGAATGTGCGGCATCACCAATCCACCCATCGCTGCGCTTGTCACGACCGGGGAAGCGAGCATCAAGTTGTGCGCGAAGGGTTACACCACCGGCAACAAGTTTCGCCATCAGGCATCACCCTCAGGGTGAGTGTTAGTAAACGCTAAACCACCAATGAAGATGGCGTTAGCCATAGCAACAAGAGTGACAGCGAGTTCATCCGAAATGAAACCAAGGATGACAAGAATAGGAATGGTTGCGGCACTAATACCGTACAGGTATTTACGCCACTGCGTTGAAATGTTGGGCATAATGTTTCCTTTCATACAAAAAGCCACCCGAAGGTGGCTGGTTTAATGTGGAATAAACGTTGCGCTATTCCATGTTATGAGTTGTTTTATTCCAAAACGGGCACACGTCCCAGTGTTGTCGCTGCCAGCCAACAAGAAGTTCAGGATCTTGAGTAGTGACATGCGAGCCACAATCCCCACAGGTTCCTGTAAAAGTGAACCCCTCGTAAGTCACGGCTGTGCCATAACAATACCGTTATCAGTATTGTTGTGACCAATCCCTGCGTATTCCTCGCGGGACTTCAGTTCACGCTTACGCTCAGCGCGCTCAGCACCGTCAGAGATGACTTTGGATAAAACAGCGACAGCCCGTGAGAGTTCGCCCTCCCAGTCAGGTGTGTACGGGTCAAACAGGAACGTGGCCTGCACCTCAACCGCGTAATCTTCATGCTTCACAGAGTCAATGCTTTTCAGGGAAAGACGCTCAGGTGAATGCGGCCTAGGTTCACGGTATCTGTTACCCATTGGGACTCCCTGTGTGTGACATGCAGCCAAGATCGTAAACAGTCCGATATGCGACCTATTACGTACACGCCATCGTTTAATAGTAACTAGAGTTACACAAACCTTACACGTCACAAAAACATGTAAGGTTTCTGACAAAAACTTTACTTATCCAGATGCCAAACAATATGCCCATCCAATTTAGTGCGAACATCAGCAACATCATTCTCAATCCTGTTTAGTTGATCCTTAGTCGAAGTCCCACCGTTCGGTTTAAGATCACGCTGCATCGAACTCACCTGCGCTTTCACAATCCACAACAACCCAGCAATCACAGCAGTGATAACAACCGTGCTGACGCCGAACAGTGAAATGACTTCTGCTGTTGTCATGGCTCCACCACTGGGCTAACGAACTCATCAAGTGTCGGGTCGTAGGTCATTCGCTTACCGTGAGTTGTGGGTACATTACTGCGAGCATCGCATCAGTGAAACCAAGGCTGGCTGCATGGTCACGCGCTGCTGTGATTGTTGCTAGACGGTTGGTTTCGGCGGTTGCCTCTGCGCTTTCAAGACGCACGACTTCCGCGTCAACCTCGGCCTGTGTGAGTGGTTCGACATCGGGTGTGTGCCAAGTGATACCGGCAACGTCATTGCCACTCATTGACCATTCAATACCGGGACGTAGACTCCCGACGGCTTGGGCTGTTGTTGTCATGCTGACACCTCGTATGCGTAGAGTTGGCCTGTACAACTGGCGTTAACAAGGTTCATTGACGCGTCCGTTTTCATTCTTACTTTATAAGTCGTGGCCGCAGTTGTCGCCGGTTCGTCAAATGCAAAAAGATTCACTGCCTGCTGGATGCCGCCCGAACTCGCCGAATTTTGAATCCGTAGCCGCCTAAAAAGCATTTCCTCTGCCCCACTAATTCCAGCATTGCTGCTGTCAGTAATTTGTAGCCACGCATTTGCTGTCACGGACACTGCGGAATAATCCATGCGGGCGTGATAAGCGAGAATTATTTTACTGGTACTTTGTGTGGGAGCAATGGTTACACTAATGGAAGCGTCCACATACGAGGCACTGGTTGTCGCTCTGTCCGTCGTGTCGGTAGCCCGAACAACCTGCAACACTTTCCCGCCACCACCAGTCGGCGTAAACGTCCATGTATTTGATGCGGTGCGGACTAGGCTTCCCCCCTTTGATGTCGCCAAGGTGAGTGGTGTCCCGTTGATCGTGACACCGGCCGCCGGGGTGACCGTCACAGTTCCAGCACCGAGGTTCAGGAAGTTCAGTTGCGTGTTATCAGCCCACGACACAGAGGCTTGCGCCGGGATCGTGAGCGTCACCGCCGACGCGTTGGACAGCGTGACGGTTTTCCCGGCGTCCAGTAGCACCGCTGTGTAGGTCGTGCCAGTCTGCGTGTTTTGCGTGGGTGTCGCTCCCGGTTGTGCCCACTTCATGCCTCCTGTTTCGCCACTGTCAGCCGTGACAACATGCCCGTTCGTCCCAACAGCGAGACGCGCCAGCGTGTCGTCGGCGGTAGCAACAATCAAGTCGCCCTTGGCGTCAGCAAGAGTTGGAGAAACAAAACCAGTACCGTTGATGAAAGCGTTAGGTTCATCAAAGTCACGGGCAGACACACCATGATTAACAGTCGCGCCAGCGGAATGAGCAACACCAGTAGTACCGTCAACGCCGCGAGTAACAGTCAGCGTGGTACCAGAAGAAGCAGTAACCGTTACAACTTCCTCATTAACAGTGTCCTGATCCAGAATGAGAGTGTACGGTTTAGTGGCAGGGAAACCAGTAACCGCAACAACAGCGATAGTGGTGGCACCCGACAAGATGGAACCCGACAATGTGGTACGTTGGGCGATAGACGAATAATACCTTCTAGTCATTGTTTAACCTTACTTTGTGTAGTGACTACGGACAGGGTAAATGGAACTAAGTTTCTTTGACTCTTCCGTAAGCCTGATCTGGTAGAGTTGCAAAGCGTATTTACCGAACGTTGATGCCGAACCGATAGGTCTAACGTTCGCAGCGAAGTCAGCCTCAGCGGTTTGACCCGCAAGATGTGGCGCGTCAAAGAATGGTGCCATTCGATACACGGAACCGTAACGGATAACGTCCATAGCGGATTCTGGTAGGCCAGTGACCGTGGCGAAGTCGTCAGTCAAGTTGGATAGTTGTGTTGGTTGCTTCGTGTAAACGACCCGGATGCTTCTGCCCGGGTTGATCCCATCGTAAATAGATACGGTGGAGCCGGAAGGGAACTTGGTGGGGTCAGCGTTCTTGTCAACACGCCAACGGCGTATCGGTTCCCATTCTTTAGAAGGGCCGATAGTCTCATAGGATATAGACAAAATGTCTAGGGCACCGGCAGGTAAAGCGTACGTTACCACCACGGGGTTCGACACGATGGTGACTGTGCCGACAGCGTACAAGTCGGGGAAAACGGAAAGTATAGTTTCGTTAATGGCACTTAAAGCAAATGAACGTGGGATTAGTGGGGCAGCCACAATCCTATTATCGGACAAATGTGATACCGCAGTGGTACCACGGTAACCGCGACCGTAAGGTGCAATGGTTACTGTACCTGCGGAAGTGTCAACAGATTTTACTTGCATAAGTTCCGTACCAATTTCGGTGAGACCCTTAGAAAGAATTGAAGCGTCATCAACAGTAAACGTCAAGTCCGTGGAGTTGATATCCTGAGTGATGTGCGTTTCTTGATCCTGATGCGTGGACATCCCGTACATGTACATGAGAGTCGAGTCAATAAGGTTACTTAAAGTAGGCATCAGATTTCACCCGTCTTAGCGAACGTTGCCGACTGCTTAGATCGGATAAACTTCGCGGGTGGATCTTTCTCAGCATTGTACGGTCTACCTAAAAGTTTTGTTGCAGTTTTTGCTAACTCAATCTTGTTCATCGTGGTGCCTTCAGGTTGGATTCCTTCGGCACGAACCGAACGGTACTCTTTCAATTCACGATCTGTTTGTTCATACGATTCCTTGAACTCACTGGTCATTACTGCACCAATCGAAATGTTTGCTGCACGGGCACACTCACCCCATGAGGCGTGACCACCAGTGGGGCATCCTGTTCGGCAATTCATTTAAGCCACCTCTACTAAATCTTCAAAACCGGCAGTGGTAACAGCGTCATACTCGGTTTGGTTTAATTGGTACTGGTGACCGCCAGCAAAATAGTAGTCAGCGTCCTTGATTTCGTTTTGGGTAACGTACTCTGCTTCTTCCCCAGTCGAACCAGTGATGAGTAGTGACACTCCACTGTCTAACGTGTACCTTCCAAACAGGCGGTCGTTCGAGTAGCCGTACCGTTTCGTTGGAAGTATCAGTCGGTAGATTGGTTGAGAGTCAACGGTAGGCATGTTGGAACCTGCACTCATGCTCACCGTGGATGCAATAACAACCCTGACCGACGTAGGATTAGTCAGTTCCAGATCGGCAGAAAGGTCGGCTGCACCAAAGAAGCGCAACTTACCCACAGCAGTGAGACTAGAAGCCCCCTGTAAGGCCGTATCAGCCAATCTGACGCGAGTTCCCGTCACGGACATGTCCGAAGTACCAACCACTAATGTAACAGCCGAAGTGACCCTTACAACTGACGTGTTAAGGGAAGACTCGGCGGACATAGAAATGCTAGTCACATGAATTTGCGTAACGTTAGCCGTTACGTCAGACTCAAAAGCAAGCGAAGCAAAACCCGAAGCAACTTGGATGATACCTAAATCGTTAACTACCGGACTAGTGATATCAAACATTAGGACAGACTAAGCGTCACCGAAGAAGCAGCAAACTGCAACGTGTCACCAGAAGTGACCGCTTTAGAAACAGACAAAGAACCATAAGCAAGACGCTTAGGTGAACCATTAGAATCATACAACTCCACACCGACAACAGTAGCCGTAGGCATACCAGCGAAGTTTAGTTCAGCACTATTAGTAATAGAACCACCAGAAGCAGTAGTCATAGACATACTCACGCGACCATACGAACCACCAGTAACTTCAGTACCAGCAGAAGCATCGTTACCGTTAGCGGTCATCAACGCAAGCATTACAGGCCCAGTCATGGAGTACGCGGTAGTACCAACAAGAGCATCAAGAAGAGCATTCTCAATAACGTTCGGGAGATTATCAGCCACAGTAAAACCTTTCAAAGAAAAAGAATGGGAAGAAGGAAGGCCCACCCCGCAGGATGGACCCTCCCCCTAAAACACCATCGCTTAAGCGATAGACGAACCGGACTCAATCCGGTACATTGCTGCTTGACGGTACAGTGACCATCCTTGCAGGGAGTACCAGCCGATAGGCCGTTGACGCATCAACTTGTCAACAACGTTACCAATAACCACACCGGGTTCAACAGCAGTCGCCTCAGCAAGTGCTTGCTGACCACAGATCAAAGTACGGTAAACCTTGGCACTAGAAGCACCATCGGTAGCAACGTACGCCCGTGGAGTCTCAATGAAGTACGCCCCACCATAGACACCAGTAGAGAGCGACAGTACGTTACCAACGTTAGGGTCAGTAAACTTACGGATGTCCTCAAACGAAAGGGAACCAGTCTCCGAACGGAGATCGTGTGCCGCTTCAGGGTGAACGTAAGCCGCGTACAACATGCCGTCCTTAGGGACAGCCTTTGCTGTACGAAGTTTAGCGACAGCCTTACGAATCTCGGCACCACCAAGGGTGTCTGCTGCATCAACAGTAACAGTTGAAGTTGCGTCACCCGAGTACAGTACGTTAGTACCCGTGATCAGTTTATCAACAACAATTTTGTCAATAGAATCCGCCATGTTGAACGCAACAATGTTTGCAATTGCTGGGTCAACGTCAGCGAACGACAGTTCGCCAAGTTTACGCAGGTTCAAAACAACGTTACCGTACTCGTTCAGAGTAACAGAAACAGTTGAAACGTCGCTGATTGCTACCGAGTCAGGATCAACTGCTTCAGTAAGCGCGGTTGTTGCGAGAGCCAGATCGTTGTATAGCGAAAACACAACAGAAGAACCGGGCATAGCCTGTTGCACAGGACGCTTGTCAGCGAGGTTGCGGAACAGTGGTTGTGAACGTAGAGCGAACTCTACATAACGGTCATATGCTGTTTTAACAACACCCGCCATAGCGGAAGTACCAGTGTATGCGTTAGCCATTGTAGTGTTTCACCTCCTTAAAATAGATAGAATGTTTGTCGGAACCTTCGGCTAGTATGCCTCTGGCGCTTGTGAAGTACCAAACAAAATTTTGTTTAACTCTTCAGGACTTCCCGCATTACGGACAAGAGAATCCAACTGGTCTGAACCACCCGAATAGGTAGTCCCACCAGCCTGCGCTTGGGAGATCCTGTTGAGAGAAGCGAAATCTTGTCGCACCTCATTTTCACCTTCAGCATCGGCTTCAGGGTTTGGATTAAAACCGAACACGTCACCGTACTCGTTAATCCAATCTGTTACGTCCTCTTCGGATGTAACGTCGTCAGGAATAAACGCCGAAACTTTCTGCGGTAAACCTAACGAATTGAGTACGTCTTTCACCGAACGATCACGTTGAGTTTTAGTGACAAGAGAATAACTTTCCTGAAGTTCACTAAGTTGCTTCTTTAAGGCAGCGTTCGCCTTCCGCAACTCTTTCATTCCAGTCGAGTTATCTTGCCCACCACGACCGTCGTCGTTAGTGTCCGTATCATCGTCGTCCCATTCGTTGTACTCAGACATACATACTCCCATTCATTTAGATGAAACGTAACCCACACTGTGAACTGGGGAGAACACAATGGCTGCTACTACCGGACTTGCTACATCCCTCGGGCCGGTGGGTCAAGGTAATGGTGGATAGTCTTGGAATCGAACCAAGCGTGAGCGAACTCGACAGATTTACAGTCTGCTTCCACACCTTGTGGACTACCATCCGTGTGCTGACTGCCCCGTAAGCGGTGGCATGCTCATTAACCGCATGAGTCAGCGTCATAGTGCAGAGAGAGCCGTCTCCCTCTGCAACGGAATACATTATCCGTGTCTCTCGTGGACGTGCCCGGAATCGAACCGGGGTTAAGAAGTCTCACGGTTGTCACCAATACAATTTGGTGTCCGATCCACGTTCTACTGCACCTGTCACGCCCGTATTCAGTTATATTGTTCTAGCGTTAGACAACGTGGTAGAGCCAATACCTGACGTGCCACCGAAGCGGGCACGTTCACGGGACTGCAACGTTGTTACTTTCTTTTTAGCCTCAGTGTCAACACCCATAGAAGCAGTCAACGACTCCGTGTCACTAAGAGTACTCTTCTCAATTTCGGCAAGACGCTTCGTTGAATCACGGACAGCGCGACCCGCAGCAGCATCAACAGTAAACCGTTCAACGTTAATATCTGACGATCCTGAAAGGCCAGCAATGCTCTCAGCACCAGCCACATCCAAATTAAGACCAGCGCGAGAAGCATAGCCACCCACAATCGCAGTGTTAGCCAGTTGATTAATTTTGTTTTGGGTACGTGTGGGATCAAGGGCATACTCAACAAGGGTTGCTGGGTCAACATTGTAGAAGCGTTGCAACGAGTCACGAACCTCTTGAGGTGTGTCTCTAACAACCCTCTGGGCGTCTTGAACGCGATCCTGCACCTCATTGACACTTAAACTAAACTTGCCTACAAGGTCAGCGATAGAGTTGTATTCACCCTGTGAACCAGAAACGCCTAGGTAGTTGACCAGTCCTGCTTCACGGAACACTTGGCGGTACTGTGATTCTAGCCGCAAGTACTGTCCTTCGTCTTGAACGTCAGTGACGCCGCGCGCCCGCAAATCAACAAGACCCTTGAAACGAGTCTTGTACTCTGCCGTTTCACGAATCTTTTCCGCAAGAAAATCGTTGTTAGTTGACTGTTGAATAAACCCTTCGATCTGACCGGCAAGAGACTGCATGTTGTACTGCGTCAGTAGTGTGTTAAGGAAACCTCTAGCGGAAGTTTTTTGTTCCTCCCTAAGATTATTGTAGTAATCCTCCTGAGCCTTATCACCAGCAGACTGAACAACAACAGCAGGACTGGAACCACCAAAATCAGGTTGACCAGTTAAAAGTTGACCTCTGTTAAAAGATTCCTGTAAAGCCTGCGCCCTTTGAGCCTGAGCAGCGGCAGCAATATCGTTGGCCTTACGCACTTGAAAAGCAGCCTCAAAAGCACGGCCACGAGCAGTATCCGTACGAGCGCCAGATTCACCTTTAGGAGGGGCCACTCAAATCACCTCAAACCAAACATTTGAAGGATACTAGAACCAGCATCAGTGTACGTTTTCAAAGCGTTCTCCGTCCGATCCCAACGAGGATCTTTCCGAATCATTTTGTCAAACTCATACAACGGAACAATCCCCGCCTTGCCGTCAGCACCAACACCCTGCATACCTTGGCTCAACATTACGTCATTAAAATCAATACTGTCAGGATCAATTTCCAACAGTGAAGCCATGCGTTGCTTGTACGGTGCAGCAATATCGGAAGGGTCGGTACCGGCAGAGATACGATCCGCCCACGCGGGGTAAGAACCAGTCATGTAAGTGTTGCGAATGTTTTGTTTAATACTCTCCAAGTCGGTTCCCCCAAAGGCGCTTGACTCAACGTAACGGGCAACCTGAGCGCTATTAAGGCTCAGCCCGTTCTTGTTAACCCACTGCAACAACTGTGTTTGAACCGTTCCAGCGTCACCACCGGCCTGACCGCCACCAGAAATAAACCTGATCGTTTCCGCACCAATAGCATTATCAAGTTCAATGTCCGACCAGTCGTTGAAACGAGACAACGTAGCCATTTCGTTCAAAACATCTTCGCTAAGAGTTAAACCCTTCTGACGGGCCGTGTAAACAATCGCAGTTTTCTTCGCGTCGACAGACTCTTGATACAAGTTAGTGTTGTTTTGTAAGTCAAGAGCCTGAGCGATCTTAGACTTTTGCTGATCGGAGTCATAAGTAGTAAAGTAATCATAGCCACGGGTAGCGTTGTTAACTTCATCCTGAGTAATAGTTCCCGTAGGGCTAGCCTTAATGATCTTCTTAAGATCCTGAAAGTAACCCTGCAACTCAGGGTTAGACTCAACAAGTAACTTGAAATAAGAATACTTAGCGATAGAATCCGCGATCTCTTCCTGACGCAAACCCTCAACCCTTGCGGCCCGCTTAGCCCTTTTTTCTTTAATAGTTTCAGCCACCAGTGTTCCCACCTAACCTGTTAAAAAACATTTCAAGAACATCAGACTTGATCACATTGTCGGCAAACGCCGGACTATCCTGCAAAATGTTTTTGGCAATAGTATCCCTAGTAACAGTTTGTTCAGTTACACTCTCATTGGAACCAACGCCGGGAGTAGAAACAGTCACCTGCGGTGAGTCCTTCTCAGCGGCAGTGTAAGCCTTCGAGTACTTCTTCAGTTCCCTGTCAGTCAAGTTACGACCAAGCATGTCAACAGCGAAAGTGTTCAACGAGCGAGACACGTCTTCCGAGTCAGTGATAGAGACACTAGTCGAAGTAGTAGGGCCAGTGTATCCACCACCGCCAGAACCGCCACCCTCATCAGGATCTGGTTGGGAGTTAGCATACCAAGGTAGCCAGTCCTCAAAAGAAACCGACCGTGAACCCTCAACGCGAGTGTAAGCGGCATACATGGCGGCAGCGTTACCGACACCATACTTAGCAACACTTAAACCAGTGTCCCTCTGAGACTTACTAATAAACCCAGCCTTGTACAAGTTTTGTGCAATGGCCTTAGATGAAGGATCTTTAGTAGCAAACAGTTCTTCAACACTCTGCTTCAACTGACCGACAGTCATAACGTTCTGTTTGTTAAAGTTCCCACTCAAGTAGTTAGGTACACCAGAAGTGTTCGGTGACCCACTAACAAAGATGGAAGTGTCATCAAAGTCTGCGTTTCCAGTATTGTCAACATTCTCATTATTAACTTTACTCAAAGCGTTATCAAGGATATTAGAATTAGGAGCCATATATTTTCCTAAAGTCGTCGGAAGAAAGATACTTGTCATAAAAATCAGCGAAGCCAATATCGCTTTGCCTTAAATCAAAAGCGGCAGCGTAACCAATGTCTTTCAAAGAATTCCGTATGTCACTGTCACTCGTCTGAGAAAGTTTATCCGATATCGCTTCACGCAACGTCAAATAATCGGACAGTGCCCTCATGGTGCTGTCCTCATTAAGAATCGTTGAGTTCTTGACAAGGATTCTTGCACCAACAATAAAGTCAGGAAGACTATTTTCGTAAGAAGAACGCTCCTGACCCCAAGCCTCATACTTAACAGACAACAAAGCAATAGTCTCATCACGAATATCGCGCAAAGGCTGTGCGTCTTTAACTTGCAGGCTAGAAAAACCAGACTGAACAACTTTACTTTCAATGGCATCCATTAACTGAAAGTACTCCGACCATCCGTCAACAACCTGATTGTTGCGAAGAACCTGATCCGGTTTAAGTTTAGAACGCACAGGTTTACCGTCAGAACCAATCTTCATGCCAGAGAACTCACCGTAAACCGCGTAAGAAAACGGGTCATCAAACGAACCCATGTTGCCAAACATGCCAACAAGTTCAGGGTTTATGTTGTAAAGGTCACGAACCAAACTAGGATTCTCAACGATCCTAGACCAAGTTTTTAAGTTAGGGTTCAAGCCAGTTTCGTTAGCGGAAGTAGAGCGAGTAATAGCAAGATACTCGTAACCGAACTCTTCCTTGAAAGCCTTGATCTTATCAATGTAAGGAATGGATTGGTCGTCAATAAGTTTACGCCAAGAGTCACGCTGCAACTGGTGAGGTGAAGCGTACGCAGACTGGAACGGTGCAATAGCAGCGGCACCAATCTGCCAGCGCCAAAACTTGTCAACGTCACTTTCAATCTTAGCGTAATCTTTAGAAGAAATGTTTCTACCTTCAAGTTGAGCGTTAATGTACGCATCCTCAACCATGTCGTTAAACAAAGAAATGTAAGCAGTGTCGGAAGTTTCACCCTGCCACATTTGCTTAACCCTACGAACAAACGTAGGAAGCATCGAATCAACAAGGTTAGTGTTGACGTTACCGTTAGGAACAATCTGGCGGTAAATGTTTTCACCAACAATGTTCTTTAACAGTTCCTGATCTTCAGGTTTGTTGCGAAGGATAGCAGCCAGCGGGACAGCAAGACCCGGACCTGCACCGGGAAACCAAAACTCCGCACCGGGAAAGACAACGTTCGCACCGGACTGGCGCACACGCATCGGCTGACCCGGAGAAATGATTCCCCTCTTTTGAAGAATGTTGTTAATCTCTCTGGGCAAAATAACCCAAGTGTTTTCATCCTTAAGCATGTTTGAGCGAGCAACAGGATCGCCGTTCTCGTCAACAACCATACCCATGTAGTTAGGAACATTCCACAAAAGATTACCGTAACCAAGAACGGCAGGGTTCGCGTAAGCAATACGACCCCACGTGCGGATAGCGTTCTCAAAGGCAGGGAAGAAAGGTGACACCCAGCGCAGTAACTGTGAAACGTTAGACAACTCTTCAATTGTGTACATTGTTTCACGTGTTGCCTTCAACGCCGAAGAGTGAGCAGACCTGTTAATACGACCTTGCACCACAGAGGAAGTAAGATCCTGCCCTTGATCTTGGGCAAGTCTTCCTAGTTCTTTCTGCCGCGCAATATAAACGTTGTTGTAAAAAGGGTGACGAAGAAGTTTGTCTTCGGGAATACTACCCAAACCTTTCATTAAACTTGAAGAAATAGTGTCTGCCTTGTTTGCTGCACCCTTAAACAAACCGACCGCCTCGTCACTACCAAGGCGACCAACAAGAACAGGAAGTTCGGAAGAACCGATAGCGGAAATAACTTCCGTTGAGGTCAGGTCACCGCGTAAAGATATTTCACGTAGACGTGAACCTTGAGGCAACTCGTAGTCAAGACGCTGTATAGCCTTAGACAAGTAAGTATCAATTTCCGTAGAGTTACCCATCGGGTTCTTCGGTGAACCAAGATCTTTACGGTACCGAATACCATCAGGTGAAGTAAACCAAGCCTTAATGTCTTCGATTGGTTCGTTTCTAATAATCATTTGAGCAACAGGATCTGTGGCGTACCGACGGTTAATGCGAACCGCGTACTCAGCCCAGTAAACATTCATTTCTGCCGGTGCCAACTTAGAAGGATCAATCTTGTCGTAGTCGTGCTGGGCATTCCTAGAACTAATGCGAGACTGAAAGGAACCCTCGAAGACGTTACGTACGGTAGAGTCAGCGGAAGAGGATAGCAGTGCCGCCCGTCCAGCGGGACCCTCGAAAGCGCCAGCGTAAATAATGTCTTCGCCGTTGGCGTCCTTAGCAACAACGTTACCTTTTTTGCCAAGAAGTTTACGACGAGAATCTTTAATGCGAAGAACAGTTAAAGCGT